CAGAGGATTCTTCAAAGGTGATCTGCTTTACAAACAAACACCAACAGTGAGAGATAAAAACTTTATATTCAAACCAAACATTGTTGAATATGCAGTTGATGTAAACAGCGACTTGGGTAAGAAGATTGCAAGATCAAAAACAGGAGTTGTAATACACAGACAAGTTGACATTGACGGAGCTGAATCTCCATTAAAGGATTTTGGAATCTTCCAAGGTAATGATGTGTTAGTAGTACCTCCAGTGACTGTTGAAACACCTCCAGAAGTACCTAACGAAGAAGTAGAAAGATTAGGTCAAATCATAAGCAAAGATGCAAAAGCTATTGATACATTATTAGATGCGAATAAATTACGTCAGATGCAGATGACAGACTTTCCAAAAATTTTATATAACTACATGAACAGCAAGGTAGACACAGGACTAGATGGACTAGGTAGAGATTTTGTTAAATGGCTTTCTACAAGTAAAGTCAGTAGAAGGAAGCAAGAAAAAATTATCCAATATATAAAAGACAATGTTACAGCTTTCTCCAGCTTATGGGAAGTTGTTACAGGTATAATGAAAGTAAAGGATAGTATAATATCACAACTTGATGCACAAGGTGGACCAGTCAAGGCTAGAACTGGCGATGCTGATGGTGGTGAAGGTTACGTGTTAGCTCATCCTGCGGGCGATATGAAACTAGTTAATAGAGCAGGATTCACAGCCGCAAACAGAGCTGTACAACGATAGGAGAAACTAATGAAACTGACAGAACTCGCTAATGGCGAAGAATTTTTAAAGATACTAGAGGACCTTGCGGAAATAGATGGTACGTATGATATGGATCCAAAGACAAAAGCATTTGTCAAAATGGGTCAAAAGATTACTGCATCTCTTTCAATTGGTTCAGGAGTTGAATGGCCAGATGATGAGCAATTCAACAAAGCCGCGAAACTTGGACAACAACTTTCGTCAATAGGATCTAGCTTTGGTGCAAAAAATGCTGGCGAAGCATTAAAGGCCGCTGGTGTTACACCCGATGAAGCAAAAGAGATTATTGGTAAAGTTAAAGATGCCAAGATTGATATTGCAAAAACTGTAAAAGATCCAGATCATTCTGGAGAAGATAAGTTAGCAAAAGCAATCGCGGACGCTTAATATGGAATTTATTCAAGAGTTACACGAAGCAAGATTGACTCGTAACGGCAGTTCGGTACGAACACTCACTTATACTGACTGTTGTGAAAGGGCATATCTTACTATGTTGGTTCTTGAATTATTGAGACGTTTTCCAAACTCCGCACCTTATGCTCACGGATATGCAAAACTTACAAGTGGCTATGACAGCTACAAGTATTTTAGAATGGGTGGGTCTGATTTATACAACTTCGTCTATTTTATCGTTGGTGACGATGATGCTTTAAATAAATTAAAAGATCCAGGTGCGGCCAAAACTTTGCGTCAAAGAACAAACTTTCCTTTAATGGCCTTCAACAGATATGTTAGCAAGCTCGCAAGAGGACAAGCAACAACCAGTGAAGACCAATCATTAATGATTAGATTGGAAGGAATATTAAGAGTAACAAATAGTGATTACAAGTCTGTAAGAAGAAGTATATTCAGTCTAAACAGTCTTTCAACACCAGAAAAGAAAAAGACAGTTACAAGATTATTATTTGCAGTCAGAGCAAAACTTAGATCAAGTGACATCATTGAATACTTAGAGCAACTATCTGTAGAGAGAGATTTAGAAACATATAAAATTACTGATCCTGAACCAAAGATAAGCGTACCTGACATAGACGTTACAGGACAGGACCTAGCAGGCTATAGATATCTTGTCGGTGCAAAGAATTTAATGCTTACTAAAAAGTTTTTAGAACTTGCAAAGAATAACAAAAGTGTATCTGCAAACATTTTACAAGCATACATGCCAGCTATTATAATGCTAGATAATATAGTAAAAGGTGGCCCTGCATTCATACAAATGCTTAGAGCTTTAGAAAATCGAGCCAAAAAAACGTCTAATAGACGCTAATTTTCCTAAATTGGTAAATACATATAACAACTTCTTAGAGTAAAGAAGTATGTCATTAAGAGAAAATAGGAGAAAACAATGGCAGGACAAACTAAAGTTAATCAGGACGGACGCGATCATGGCGTTCAGTATTCAGTAGCAAACTTAAAGTGTATGGAATTAGATGCAGGTGCAACACTTGCGGCTAAAGACGGTATCGATGGATTCATCGCAACTGTAGTACAAGAATTCCAACCTTTACTTTACAAATCAACAGGTACTGCTGGTAAAATCTTTATGGTAGTTGATGGTCACGGTGTGACTGCGGCGGCTATGCAGACTCGTTACCAAGCATTAGGTACAGTTGATGGCATCGACTGTAGTGCATTGACAATCGTTGAAAGAGACATCGACGCATTTGACGCAACATAAGATTTAATTAGAATCTTACACAAAAAGGGCTTTTACTTCGGTATTAGCCCTTTTTTTATGGCTGATGACATAAATATATACAACATAACCATAAGGAGAAAACAATGGCAGGATTAGCACAAGGAGCAGGTGGTTTAGCTCAAGAAGGTAATGGTGTAGGCGGACGTACTAGAATCATTAACCTAGCAAAAACTAACATGACCGAAGCAGAACTACAAGCGGCTTTAGAATTTTTAGCGGCAGGTGGAACAGCAGGAACTGACGATGCTCACACTATTTCAGGTGTAAGTGTACTTACAGAATCAGGTATTTTCACAAGTGGAACAACTGATAATGTACAAGTTGCAATTCAAGGTACAGGCGCATTTACTGCGGCTTCAAACTTTGGTATTGGTTCAACTGGTGTAACAAGTTCATTACTAGCTGACTTCAATCAAAACCCAATGTAATATAATACATTAGGTTAATATATTAAAGGGCTCATTCACATTGTTTGAGCCCTTTTTTTATGACCACTAAATACTTTGATGAAAGCCTATACACTTATTGATATAACTGAAACAAAACAATATAGAAGTGCTGATAAAAAACTAATACATCAGCAGGCTAACTTCATGACATTCTTTCAAACACTTTGTTTAAGTCATAACTTTCTTTATGACGTTTCTCCAGAAAAAATTGAAATGAGTGAAAAAGAATTGAAAGAAATTGGCTTTGGTACAAACTATAAAGGCAAGCACAATGTATGGTGCATTACACTATCCGTAGATGAAGGTCGTACGTTCCCAGAACTAGAATCTGTTGAAAAAGATTTTGATCTTGTGCCTGTGATCTCAGGGCTAGATGAGACAATTGAGATAAATAACAATGTATTCAGAACAACAGATAAAAAGGCAAAAAACATAGTATTAGTAAGGCAAACATCACATAATCAGGCATAGTATTGAAGGCCCCTACCGCGAGTTGAATACATGGTATGGAGATATAGATTATGGCAAGAGCCACAAAACTAGAGCGAGAGAGTTTAGAAGCACACGTAGATTTGTGCGAACAAAGATATAATAATTTAGAAGCTCGTCTTGCAAAGATTGAAACAAAAGTGGAGCATATCCACTCAGACATTACAAACGGCAACAAAGCTATGATGAAAGTAGTTTTGGGTGCAACAGGCACCATAGTCGCTGGTCTATTATCTACCATCGTTGTCCTTTTAATTTCCTTTAACTAATAAATACAAGTGTTATGCTAGTAAACGAAATCATATCATCTGACCTTTCAGAGAAACAAATATGGGGTAGACGTGGCAAGAAGCTAGTTAGAAAGTACAGATGTGCTTCTGGTAGACGTCAAGGTCGCATTGTTGCTAATATTGCACAATGTTTTGCCGCTCCTAATATGAAGGCTAGAATGTCAATGAAACGCACTAGAGCAAGACTAGGTGCTAGAATGGCACGAAAAGCACGTAGAACAAAAAGAACTAATCCAGCTTCAATTGCTTTGAAAAGATTGAACAAGAGAGGTTGAAATGCAGATTAATGAGATCATACCTGAAGGTGCAATACAAATATTCGGTAGAAGCAAAGGTAAGGTAGTTCGAAAATACAGATGCACAAGCGGTCAAAAGAAAGGACGTATTGTTGCAAAGCCTCAGACTTGCAGTAACCCTATTAGAGTGTCAAGTAGAATTAGTATTAAAAAAGCAAAAGCTAGAAAGTCTCCACTCATTAAAATTAAAAGTAGATATACAAAACGTATGAGTCCAACAAGTAGAAGACTTACGAGGTTAAATAAAACTAGAATGAAACCAACTAAACGAACAGCTAAACGCAAGAGAATGAAATAATGAGATTCCACGAATTTAATCAAAGAACAGATGAAGTGCTACCGGCAGTAGGAGCGGCAGTAGGTGCTGTGGGTAGAGTTGCCGCGAAGGGTGCTATGGCGGCAGGAAGAGTAGGAGCCAAAATGGGAACAGCCGCGGCTAAAGGTGCAGGTAAGGTAGCCGCTAAAGGAGTCAAAGCAGGTGCAAACATGGCTAAACAAGCTGGTATGAAGATGGCACAAGGTGTTGCAAAAAAAGCACAAAAGGTTGGTAGAGAAGTAGGCGATATGGCCGCACAACAATTATTGAAACCAGGAGCAGAACTTCCAGTGGGAGGACAACAGGTTAAAGTAGATAAAGTTACAGGTGACGAAGTAACATTGGCAGATCCTAAAAACAAGGATGCTCCAAAAACAGTCATTAAGAAAAAAGATCCAATTATCAAAACAGCTTTGGATAACATGATATCATGAAGATAAATGAACTGATACATGAATTCACTATCCATCAAACCAATGAAGAAAAGGATCTTTTGAAACGTATGCAAGACGTACGACCATTTAACAGTTATTCAGAACGAGAAAGACTCATAATCGAGAATCTAATAAGGAAAGCATTAGTAAGTAAGATAGTTGAGGGAAAAACTGTAATGGTTGTAGCGAATGAATATCGATAAGCAATTAGCAAAACAATTAGAAGAAATCATCGAAACAGGTTTGGATCAAGTTGCGATTCCTTATCAAAAAGGTAATAGCATACGAGTCAAAAACTACGTGATTAGAAGTCATAGAAATGGTTATAGGCTGTTTGATATTGCTACAAATAGTCATATCGTAACAACATTTACCAAGACTGCCGCACTTGCAATAGCAAAATTATTAGCCGAAAAGCAGAATTTTGAGCTAAAACAACTTATAAAATTGGATGATAAGGTAGCAAAGCACTATATGGATGCACTTTATGCCAAGAATACTATAAAAAGAGGTGGTTCTACTGAAAGAATTGAAACAGCAGAAGTGAGATTTGAAATAGCAACAGAGAATGCTTGGACCGCTTTAGCTGACATAGAAAGATATATATTTGATAAATAAATGTGTAGGTTGATAATAAAAGGAATTAACAATGCAGATTAGAGAATTTACTAGACCCGTAACAGTAGCAACACTGAACGAAAATCTTCAGAAAAGATTCGGGCAAAAAATAGATGTATCAAAATTTACATTAGAGCAATTAGAAGATGCTCGCAACAGAGTTAGAACACTTTTATCACAAGTAGAAACAAATGAAAGTTTCGATTCAGTGAACACCAGCGATGTATACCAAAAGAATAAATTATTCCTTGATATTCTCAACCAAGCCATTGCTGAAGCTGATCACGATAAAGAAGATGAAAAAGACGATGATAAGAAGATGGTTGTATCTAAAGCAGATAAGAAAAACAATACACCTGCTTATCAAAACTATAAAAAAGGCGACAAGCGTTACAAAGCCGCAGATGATCTAAATGAAGGGGCAGAAGAAGAGGCCGCTCTTACTATGGCCGCAAAGGACATGGTAGACAGAGTTACAGGCTGGATGGAAGACACAGCAGAAATGCAAACTGAATCTATGTTAGAAATAGGCGACAAGATTAGAGATGAAATGGGTGTTGAAAAGTCGGAAGAATTTATCGGCAGTGTTAAACCAGCACTTGAAAGTTTATTCACGTCATTGGAAAGCACCAGAGACGCTCTAACAAGTGGCGTAGCCATTTTGACGGGCGAAGGCGCACCAGCTACAATGGGCGATGAAGTTCCTGCAGAAGATCCAGAAGGCGAAATGGAACCAACAGTTGACGCAGAAGCAGGAGCGGAAACAGAAGACCCAGCAGAAGGCGACGAGTTTGCAACCGCAGATGCATCAGCAGGAGGCGATGAACCGGCAGACAGGGCCAAACGCGAAAGCGTTGAATTAAGCAGAAAATTAGGTTTGCTCTTAGCAGACTCAAAAAAAAAGGCCTAACGCTATCTGAAGAAACCAGAGACGGTCTGGCACAGGTTCTACACTTAAAACTTCAACAAGGCGCAACTAAAATTAGTTGGAATGACCTTAACGATTTCCTCGACAACGTAGGCAGTGAACACTTTGACAAAGACAGTTTCGTACAGGCCTTTAACAACGACAAAAGAATTCAAGACATGGTCGACAGTTTCGATGAGAACGGTGTTACGCTAAAGGGTGGAGCAGAACCAAAAGCAGAACCTGAAGACGATACTGTCGACAACATGGCATCCAGAGCCGCAAACAAAGCAATATCATAATCAACTTGACAAACACCTAGATCTGTTATATACTAACAGTTGGAGTTAGTATGAGTCTTTTAAGAAAGAGCAACAACATTGAATTTTATGCAGTACCCAATCAACATTGGATCGTTACTGCTGAGTATCCATTTTATAAAGATTTGGAAAAGTTTTTTGATTTTTCTAATGAGGATATAAGCAAAGGATCTTGCACTATAAATGGAATACAACGTCCTATTAGAAATAATGAATGGGAAAAAGAAAGACAAAATTATAAGGATTGGTTCTTGGATATATTCAGACAAGTTCAAGTTCCAATAAAAGAAATACACGATAGACAAAATGAACAGGAACATAAAGCCTGGACTATAAATTATTTTCCAGGAGGATGGCAAGCTGGGCATTTTCATAGCACAGAAAAATACAAACAAGAAAATAAAAGATTTGCATCTAGTGTAATGTTTTTTGACAGCTTACAACCAACAAAAGATAATCCATTCAATGGTTGCCTTTACACTATATTACAAGACCCTAACGGCTACACTTATGATCACAAGTTTCATCCTAGTCCAGGTAAGGTAGTTGTGATGGACGACAGAGTATGGCATGGTGCATATCCCACAGAAGATATGAGAAGATGCCTAGTATGGGATTTTGATATAGCATGAAGATAGGAGTACGAGGAAGTAAGCTGGCTTTAGCTTACGCAGAAAAAGCCAAACAGGCAATTGGACAAGGTGAAATTGTTGTAATAGAAACGGCAGGAGATTTGAATCCTGATACTCCTATTAACGAGATAGGCGGTAAAGGAATATTCTGTAAAGCTATTGAACAACAATTATTAGAAGGAAACATAGATGTTGCGGTTCATAGTCTTAAGGACATGCCAGGAGATGATGAACATCCTGACTTACAAATTTGTGCAGTCTTAGAACGTAATAGTCCTCACGATGTTCTATTAGGAAAAATAAAAAATAATTTTGTCTTAGGTACTAGTAGTCCTAGACGAAAAGCACAACTAGAACAACTATATGCAAATCAATCAGTACAGATCAAACCAATTAGAGGAAACATAGATACAAGATTAAAAAAACTTGACGCAGGAGAATATGATGCTATAGTATTAGCAGAAGCAGGCTTGCAGGCTCTTGCAATAGAGAGGACTTACACAAAAGTTCCTATTGTTCCAGCAGTAGGACAAGGTATCATAGCTTTGCAAACCAGAAAAGATGATGTTAAAACAAATGAGGTTGTAAGTAAAGTAAATCATAAGTTAACAAGCGAACACGCAAAATTAGAAAGAGCCTTGTTGAAAGGTATAGGTGGAGACTGTGAAACAAAGGTTGCCGCAATAGCTACAGGTAGCAACCCTATTAAACTTGAAGCAGTATATTATGCAGATGAATAAAATTTTAATGATTATGGTATTGGTACTGCTTGGATTTTGTCATCCTGTAAATGCAGAACACAAAGGTCATACTGTTGCGTCTATGGTGCAATGGATAGTTGACAACTCTCGTTATGAATATCATGGAGACCCTTATCCTGAAGTATTGCGAGAACCACCTCTGTCAGTATGCTCTGAAATATATCCAGACAGTGAACCACACGATGACTGTAATATAGCAGGTTACTATGACCATGAGTCAAATAAAATTGTTATATCTGAAACAGTCACTGAATACATGGTAGAGGATCATTTTACCGAAGTAGTTTTGCTACATGAACTGGTACATTTTGTTCAATATTACGATGGCGAATATGAACGAGCTGAATGTAAACAAGCATTAGAAATTGATGCTTTTGAACTACAGGATCAATGGATAGATCTACAAGGTATAGACCCAGAACAAAAGAATGATCCACTGTTTGTAGTATTTGTGACCATGTGTGACAGGCACTATGGTCCAATAGGAAATACACATTAGGAAATTAAATGACTCTTATTACAGAAAAATATGATTACAAAGAAATACAAAAGAAAAGTGTAGAAGGTAGAAGATTATATGCTTGTCCAGATGGTAATGCTGTCGCTAGTGTAACAACAATTTTAGATGCTACAAAAGATAAGACACATTTGATTGCTTGGCGTAAAAGAGTTGGAGAAACAAAAGCAAAAGAAATTACCACTGAGGCGGCTGGTGTTGGTACACGTATGCACAAATATTTGGAAGACTATATTGCAGACTATCCAAATTGGCCTACACCAGGAAGTAATCCTTATGCCCAGCAGGCACATAAAATGGCATCTACTATTAGAGAAAATGTATTAGAAAGCCATGTAACAGAAATATGGGGGAGTGAAGTCCAACTGTATCACCCAAAAATTTATGCAGGTACAACAGACCTAGTAGGCACTTATGATGATAAGCCTGCAATTATGGATTTCAAGCAGACTAATAAACCTAAGAAAAAAGAGTGGGTAGAAGATTACTATCTACAATTAACAGCCTATGCTCTCGCACATAACGAATTGTATGGTACTGACATCAAGGAAGGACATGTATTCATGTGTTCTAGAGACTTACAGTATCAACAGTTTGATTTATGGCCTGAGGATTTTGCACACTGGGAATCAAAATGGTGGGATAGAGTTTATGAGTACTACGACAAACACAACTAAGATACAGAAACTGTATCATTTTACACATAACATAACAGGAAAAAAGTATTTAGGACAGACGACCCGTGACTTAAATGTTTATAACGGATCTAGCAAAAGTTGGTTAGAACATCTTGAAAAATACGGAAATGATTATAGCACAGATATATTATTTGAGTCTGACGATCAAAAACGTTTTAAAGAGGTATGTAAGCATTACAGCGAGAAGTTTGATATTATAAACAACCCTGATTATTTTAACCTAGTAGCTGAGTATGGAGGAAGTTTAGGCGGAAAGGCTAATCCTAGTTATAAAACAGGAAAGTATGTAGGCAGATTAGATGACCCTGAACTTTACAAAAAATTAGATAGGCAAAAACACGCAGAAACATGGGAAGCAAAAAGAAAGCATACACATCCTAGAATGAACTTTTACTATCATAAACGTATGGGAAACAAGCAACGTGCAGAATACTATTGGAATAAATGGTATAAAATGGCGCCTAAAAAAAGCAAAAATAGACAAGCGATATGGTCCACAGATACATTTGAAATGTGGTACAATCGTAAGGGCAACGACTTAGACTTCAGGCATAAATACACTATATAAGGAGTTTAACAGTGGCAGTCGTACAGATATCCAGGATACAGATAAGAAGAGGACAAAAGAATCAAGGTTCAGGTGTACCTCAATTAGCTGGTGGTGAGTTTGGTTGGGCAGTAGATTCAAGAGAACTATACATAGGAAATGGATCTGTAGCAGAAGGTGCACCAGCCGTAGGTAATTCAAAAATTATTACAGAGCATGATGATTTATTCACACTTGCAAATTCATACACATACCTAGGTGGAACTATTGTACAGACAGGTGCAAGTTCAACTTCTCCAATTAAAAGAACATTACAACAAAGATTAGACGAAGTAGTAAACATAAGATCGTTTGGTGCTCCGGGTGATGGAACCGATCAAACTGTAGCGATTCAGAGGGCTTTAGATCAACTATATATCAATTCATCAACCAAAGGTACTGAAGCAAGCAGAGTGAAACTTTATATTCCTGCAGGAGTATATAATATTTCAAACACAATATATGTTCCTCCATACGCAACAATCATAGGCGAAGGAATGGATAAAACGAAGATGAATGTTGTAAGTAACGTCATAGGATTTCAAACTGTGAATGGTAGTAGTACACCTGGCACTTATGCAGATGACAGTTCAAGCACAACTTTAAATCAAGCTACGAACGTATTCATAGAAGGAATGACTATTGCAACATCGTCAACATCATTACCTGCTATGGTTTTACAAAGTTGTAAGAATAGTCACTTTAAAGAAATTAAAATTACAGGTCCTTGGACCACTGGCACAGCTATTAACAATGCTAATGCCGCAATTAAATTAGGAAGTTTAAGCACACTCGTAGGAACACAAAAAAATAAATTCGATCATATTATGGTAAACGGATTAAGTGTAGGTATTACAAGTGATGACGATGCATACAATAACCATTTCCATTGTTGCTACTTTAACAATTTAGGATATGGTGTAAGATTTGGTACTGGATCATCGATTGGATCACAAGGTCAATCAACAGGACCTAGTAAAAACAAAATTAGTCAATGTGAATTTTCAGACATTGATAGAGAAGGCATGATAATAACAAACGGAACAAACAACTTTAGCTCGCACAATAACTATCATGGTGTAGGTAATGTTGGCGGTAATGAAGGTAATGCACAATATAGTGTCTTAGATTTTACTGCGGCAGGAAATAGCTCTGTTGAGGATACTTTTAGTAGAACAGCAGATCTTTCAAATAGTCAACAATTTATTACATCATTCCCTTATGTCTCAGAAATAAAAGGAAGCGTAAATGCTTCACTAGGTGGACACATGTCATTAGAAGTAGCAGAGCAGACATCACCAGTTTACTTTTTTAGATTACCCGGAGACTACACTAGGACTTATGAAGTTGAATACTATTACAATAGCAATTTGGTAAATGCACAAAGAAGCGGAAAGATGACTTTCCAACTCGATGTTGCAACCAATACGTTAAATTTTATTGATGATCACGATTACCAAGGTGACACAAACTATGAAACAGCAATCACATTTACTGCCTCAACTGTGAATACAAATGGACAAACAGGGGTTGACACAATAGTGGTTTCTATGTTAAACTCTACAGTAAATGATAACGGAAAGTTCAACTACAAAATCAAAGTTCTAGGTTAATGTTTGAATTAAAATTTGAAGATAAAGTGAAAGTCTGGAAAGACTTACGTGAACAGTTAGAAAGTCATCCAAGACCTTTTGATGCTCTCACACAATTTATTAACAAACTGCATGTATCGGCCCGCAAGACAAATGCTTGGGATCCGAACACACAAACACAACCCTGGCACTTGATTGAACAAAATGAATTTACTGCGTATGAAATTGCACAACTTACTGCATATACTTTACAGTTAACAGATAGGTTTTGTGAAAGTAAAATCGAGATACATATCAGTAAGGACGTAAAGAAAGACATAAATTATTATCTAGTGTACATTGACAATGGCATTATTTTGGGATATAACGAAGAAGCTATAGCTATAGACGAACTTCCCGAACAAGTTATATCACAAAAGATTTACTCCATGCCACCATTACACTAAATATTTTTTAATGAAAAGGGAAAGAAGTATGAAGACAGATCTCAGCATCAAAAAAAGAACAGGTCAAATCGAAGGCCTAGATATCCAAAAAATACACAAAGTAGTTAATTTCGCATGTGAAGGTTTAGCAGGCGTTAGCAGTAGTTTAGTACAAATGAACGCTGGGATTCAATTTAGTGACGGAATGACTACAAAAGAAATTCAAGACTTGCTGGTACGTTCAGCAAATGATCTTATTTCTTTAGAAAATCCAAACTATCAGTATGTAGCGGCCAGGCTGTTACTATATGGAGTATACAAAGAAGTGTACGGTGGCTTTGAAAAAATAAGCCTTATCGAACTGATTAAGAAAAATGTTGAACGTGGCGTATATGATTCTGCTATTCTTGATCTGTATTCAGAAGAAGAATTTGCAAAATTAGATGGCTATATACATCACAAACGTGATGAAAACTTTACATACGCAGGGCTTAGACAAGTAGTAGACAAATATCTTTGTCAAGATAGAAGTAGTGGAGAACTATTTGAATCACCACAACACATGTACATGATGATCGCGGCAACTCTTTTTGCAAACTATCCAAAAGAGGATAGACTTTATTATGTGAGGAGATATTACGATGCGACATCGTTATTCAAGATTAACATACCAACCCCAGTCATGGCGGGGGTCAGGACGCCTATCAGGCAATTCGCCTCTTGCGTTCTCGTTGATAGCGACGACACTCTTGACTCTATCTTTGCTTCCGATATGTCTATTGGGCGTTATACTGCACAAAGGGCAGGGATCGGGATCAACTCGG